TAGACGCTGGAACATTATCTAATTTACCAGCAGGATTTAAACAAAGAGGCGTAAGAGTTAGAGATGAAGCATCACCAATACAACCAGGTGAGTTTAAAGATGTAGATGCACCAGGTGGTAATTTAAGAGATGCATTCTTTCCATTACCATATAAAGAACCATCTCAAACATTATTAAATTTATTAGGTATCGTAGTTCAAGCAGGACAAAGATTTGCAGCAATAGCTGATATGCAAGTTGGAGATGCTAATCAAGCAGCGGCTGTTGGAACAACTATTGCATTATTAGAACGTGGTTCAAGAGTCATGAGCGCAATACATAAAAGATGTTATGCAGCGATGAAAGATGAATTTAAATTACTTGCAAAAGTTGTATCACAGTATTTACCGCCAGAATATCCATATGATGTTGTTGGTGGTGCTAGAAATATTAAACAAGCAGACTTTGATGATAGAATAGATGTTGTACCAGTTGCAGATCCAAATATATTTTCTATGTCACAAAGAATTACACTTGCACAAACACAATTACAACTTGCAACATCTAATCCACAAATACATAATTTATATCAGATATATAGAAACATGTATGAGGCGATTGGTGTAAAAAATGTAGATGCAGTCTTACCACCACCGGCACCAGTTGCGCCTATAGATCCAAGTATGGAGCATATAAATGCTTTAGCTGGTAAACCTTTTCAAGCTTTTCCTGGTCAAGACCATAGAGCACACATTACAGCTCACTTAAATTTCATGTCAACTAACATGGTTAGAAATAATCCTCCAATTATGGCGGCAATACAAAAAAATATTTTAGAGCATATTAGTTTAATGGCTCAAGAACAGGTGCAATTAGAGTTTAGAGAACAAATGCAACAGATGATGTTGTTACAACAACAAGCAGCGGTCAATCCACAGATACAAGCACAGCTTCAAGACCTTACAAATCAAATTGAAGCAAGAAAATCTGTGTTAATTGCAGAGATGACAGAAGAATTTATGAAGGAAGAGAAGAAAATTACATCACAATTTGACTCTGATCCTCTTTTAAAACTAAAATCTAGAGAAGTTGACCTTCGTGCAATGGAAAATCAACGTAAAAAAGAAAATGATGAGGCACAAATAGACATCGCAAAGGCAAAATTAGTGCAACAAGGTGATATTGCAGAAGATAAAATGGAACAAAATGAAGATTTAGCTAAATTAAGAGCCGGAGTTAGCCTTGCTAAATCTGGTGTACAACAAGCGCAAGTTATGGTAGATGATAATTAATAAAAAAGGAGCAAAAAGCTATGATGAACTATAAAAAACAAGTAATTAGTTCTGTTCCAGAGCAAAAAGTTGAAGTAGATCCAAGATCTAAGACAACTGCTGATGGTGCTTTCAATTATATTGCTAAACCAGAGGTGGTTGGCGTAAAAGGCACTAAAAGAATGCTGGCTGGAAAAAGAAAAACTGCAATAGTGGTGTAATTATGTGGTTTCAGGCAATTAAATTAGCCGTTTCCGCTGGTAGTAAAATTTACGCTAACAAGCAGAAGGCAAAAATGGCAATGTCAGACGCACAACTGCTACATGCAGAGCGTCAAGCACGAGGTGAGGAAGCTTACCAGGGCAAATTGTTAGAAGCTCGTCAATCAGACTGGAAAGACGAGGCCGTACTTGTAATATTAACGCTGCCCATTTTGGTGATTGCATATGGGGTGTTCTCGGACGATCCGGGTGCAGCAGAAAAGATAAAACAGTTCTTTGAACAGTTCCAACAGCTCCCGTCATGGTTCACAAATCTTTGGATCCTTGTCGTAGCATCGATTTATGGTATAAAGGGCACACAAATATTTAAGGGAGGCAAAAAATAATGTCTAAATATTATAAAGCATTTAATGCAATTAAAAATTTAATTAAAGGTGGTAAACAAAAAACTACTGGTACAGGAGCTATTAAATCTGTAAAACCCAATGTTCCTAAAACAAAATATGATAAAGCTTTTAGAGATTTAAAACTTGCCGTGCATGAAGCAAAAGGTCAAAAAGCAAAAACAGATCAAACTATTTTTGAATTTAAAAATCCAAAATTTAAAGGTGAAAAATTTACTTTTGATTCTTCTAAGAAAAAAAGTGGCAGAGTTGGTAGAAAATTTGGTAGTCCAAAACCAAAAACAAACGTTCAAAAAATAAAAGAAACGTTTAAACCAAATAAAAAATTATCACCAAAACAAATGAAAATAGCTAAATTAGCTGGTGATAAAAAAAGAATTGATGCACCAGATTTTGCAAAATTAAGAGGTAAAAAATAATGGCAAAACTATGTCCTAGAGGTAAAGCCGCAGCGAAGAGAAAATTTAAAGTGTACCCGTCAGCATATGCCAATATGTATGCATCAGCGGTATGTTCAGGTAAAGTTACACCAGGTGGCAAAAAAAGATCTAAAAAAATGGGAGGCGGCACTGTAGATATGACTAGAATGAAATATCTAAAAGGTGGTCGTGTCTAGTGAGAACTTACTATTCAAAAGGTGGCGGATTACGAGAATGGGTTAAACAAAATTGGGTAGATATTGCAAATAAAAAACCCGATGGTTCTTATCCTAAATGTGGACGAAGTGGTGGAGAAAAAAGAAAAAATTATCCAAAATGTGTCCCGATAGCAAAAGCAAGATCAATGTCTAAAGGACAACGTAGAGGTGCCGTGGCAAGAAAACAAGCAAAAGCAAATACAGGACCTACACCTAGTAGAGCTGCAACATTTGCTAAGAAAAAGAAAATAGCATAATGAGAGAATATTATTCAAAAGGCACTATGCCTGCAAGAAACAAAAAGAATTTTAGACCCACTGAAAAAGGGGCTGGAATGACAAGAGCTGGAGTTAAAGCTTATAGAAGACTTAACCCTGGTTCTAAATTAAAAACAGCCGTGACTGGTAAAGTGAAGCC